CCCTCGAACACGCACGCCGACAATCCGCCTGCTTTGTGCACGGAAAAACACAGTATTTTAGTAGGTAAGTAACTATGATTGAAAACACAAGCGATATCAAAGGAATCGAATATCTCCGAAAAAAACTAAGAGCCAAGTCAAGACGCGTTCGTATACGGTACGATTATTACGAAATGAAAAATGTCGTATTCGATTTCGGAATCAGCACCCCGCCCGATCTCCGTCACTGGATGGGGACGCTCGGATGGTGCGCGAGGGCGGTGGATTCGCTCGCGGATAGAATCGTATTCAGAGAGTTCGATAATGACCTCTTCAATATGAATGAGATATTCGCGGACAATAACAAAGATGTTTTCACCGATTCCGCGACGTTGTCGGCTCTGATATCGTCGTGCAGTTTTGTTTATATCGCGGTCGATGGCACCGAACCGAAACTAAGGGTCATAGACGGTATGCACGCAACGGGGCGTATCGACGAGGTAACGAAAATGCTAAAAGAGGGTTATGCCGTTCTGGAATGGGACAGCATGAACAACCCGATATTGGAGGCGTATTTTGTACCGGGCATGACCATCTATTACGAAAAGGGTAAAGAGGTCGGGCGCATCCCGAATAGTGCGCCATATCCGCTATTGGTACCGATAATCAATCGGCCCGATGCGGCAAGGCCGTTCGGACACTCTCGGATTAGTCGCGCTTGTATGTCGATAGTTGGTTCGGCTGTCAGAACGGCGAAACGCTCCGAAATAGCAGCTGAATTTTATTCATATCCGCAAAAATACATACTTGGCATGGATTCGAGCGCGGAACGGTTCGACAACTGGAAACTGACAATGTCCACCATGTTTAGAGTGGACAAAGACGAGGACGGGGATAAACCGACCGTCGGACAATTTCAGCAACAGAGCATGACCCCGCATTCTGACCAACTGAGAATGTTCGCGGGTCTGTTCGCGGGTGAAACTGGTCTGACACTCGACGATCTCGGATTCCCGTCGCAGAATCCATCGAGCGCGGAGGCGATAAAGTCATCGCATGAAACACTCCGATTGACAGCGAGAAAAGCACAGCGCGATTTTGGTGTCGGATTCCTAAACGTTGGATATCTGGCAGCTTGTGTTCGCGATAATATGAGGTACGAGCGCAAAGTGGTAAACAACGTGATACCGAAATTCGAACCGATATTCGAACCCGATGCGGCGATGCTCTCCGTGGTCGGCGATGGTGCAATCAAAATCAACCAAGCCGTACCGGGATATTTCGACCGCAAGACATTACGCGATCTAACGGGTATCGACGGCGGTGAAGATGAAATGGGCGATATCAATATCGAGGTATAAACGATGGCTGAGATAGATATATCAGAAAACATACTGGCATCGATACGAAAAGATTTCAATGCGGGTGTAAAAGCCGATGCGGGTATATCTAAACTCGTGAACAAAATCGGTAAAGGCAAAGGCACGCAAAAGGATATGGCGGTACTCGCTGACAGATTCGGCATACAAGCATCGAAAGCGATGAAACGCAACCTAATATTGGACGAGTTGCCGAATTCCACCATGTATTGGAACATCGCAGAAAAGACCATTAAACCGATGTTGGAAAGCGCGTATAAAAGCATAAACCGATATGCGGGATTGCAAGCACAATTCGCGGATAAAAAAGCGCGCATAAACATAAAGATATTACAAGGCGGCGACCCCGCGGACCGCATACGAGCCGTTATGGAAATGGCGTGTAATTGCGTCACGCAACCCGAACTGGATAACGCGCTAACGGATCCCGTCATAGCTGCACACCGAAAGTTTTACGACGATTTCCAAAAGGAGAACGCGGCGTTACGTTCTGCAATGGGTTTTCGCGAGGTGGTCGTCAGAGAATATGATGGCGTCGGACTGCATGATGGTAAATCGCAATGCGAGTGGTGTATCGAGCGGTCGGGCACATGGGATTATGAAGACGCGCGCGATCATGGCGTGTTTGAACGACATCCAGGATGTGGATGTATGATAACGCACCACACCGAAAGAGGCGTTAACGTACAGACCGATTGGACGCAGAACCAATGGATGATGTACGGCGTATAGAAAAGCAACCGGATTTAAGAGGGGAGGTGCGAGATGGATATCGGGAGGCAATCGCCGACGGTATCCGTAATAATCCCATATCAGCACACAAAAGGCGACGAGGCGGTCGAGTTATATAACGCGACCAATAACACCATGCACGATTGGCAAGTGGCGCTATTATACGACATCATGGGCGAGAACGACGATGGTCTATGGGCGCATCAAAAGTTCGGCTATTCCGTGCCGCGTCGAAACGGCAAAAGCGAAATGGTATTGGTCCGTAGTTTGTGGGGGCTGAAAAACGGCGAACACATACTATACACGGCACATCGTACCAGTACCGCACACGCCGTATGGACAAGGCTCGAGCGATTATGCGAAAAGGCAGATATCGAACTATCATCGAGTTACCGCGCATTTGGTAAAGAGCATTTATACGCGAAAGACGGGGGCGAAATCGAATTCCGAACCCGAACCAGTACGGGCGCACTCGGCGAGGGATACGACCTATTGATAGTGGACGAGGCGCAGGAGTATACCATCGACCAGGAAACGGCGTTAAAGTACATTGTTACCGATTCGCCGAATCCGCAAACGATAATGCTCGGAACGCCACCGACCGCGATATCTGCGGGTACAGTATTCGTCAATTACCGCGAACAAGTATTGACGGGCAAGGGATACGACAGCGGATGGGCTGAATGGTCCGTACCCGAAATGTCCGACCCTGAAAACGTGGATCTATGGTATGAAACAAATCCATCACTCGGCTGTCATCTGACAGAAAGAACGATACGCGCGGAGTTACCAGGCATCAATGACGATGGCGTGGACTTCAATATCCAACGGCTCGGGTTATGGCTAAAGTATAACCAAAAGTCAGCCATCAGCCGTACCGAGTGGGAATCGCTCGCGATCGAGGGCAAACCGAAACTAAAAGGCCCGCTATACATGGGCGTCAAATTCGGGCATGATACCTCGAACGTATCCGTATCGGTAGCGGTCAAAACCGATGATGACAAGATATTCGTCGAGGCGGTAGACTGCCGACCATATCGCGAGGGCGTCGAGTGGATAGTGGATCTTATTCGTTCGGCAGATGTAAAAGCTGTAGGCGTTGATGGCGACAGCGGAAAACAGATTCTAATCGATACCATCAAGCGGGCGAAAATCCGACCGATACCGCAAGCGTTCAAAACGGGCGATGTCGTAACGGCTTGTGGTCTGTTCGAACAAGGAATCGAAACGGCTACGATATGCCACAGCAACCAACCCGCACTCGCGCAAGTGGTCAGTAATTGCGAACACCGGCACATCGGTAACGGTGGTGGATTCGGTTATAAATCGCAGTTGGCGGGCGCGGATATATCGCTATTGGAAAGCGCAACCATAGCGCACATGATGTGTGTTGAATCGAGGGAAATCAAAAAACAATCAATCAGTTATTAAGAGGTCACGCACTAAGGCGTGATTTTTTAATATATCACACTACGGATACCATCCGGTCAAAATGGGGGCAATAAAATGTCAGAATTCAAAATTATCGAAACGCAAGAACAGTTGGATGCAGTAATCGGCGAGAGGATATCGAGAGCGGAGAAAAAGGCAGCTGAAAAGGCTATCGAAAAGTTCGCAGATTATAACGATATCAAAACAAAGAACGCCGAATACGAAAAAACCATAACTGAATTGCGTGAACAGTTAAGTCAGAAAGAAGCGGACGCGAACACGATCGCGGAACTCGAAACAAAGGTGCACCAGTACGAGGCGGCCTCGGTAAAAACGCGGATTGCACTCGAATCGGGTCTGCCGTTTGAACTGGCTGAGAAATTGAGCGGTACAACCGAGGACGAAATAAGAGCGGACGCACAGACGATGGCGAAATACGTTGTAAATCAGCGCGCCCCGATAGGCTCGAACGAACCCGACGCGGGAACGGTCGACCCGTTCGTCGGCGGTTTGAAATCGCTCGCATCAGAGTTAGGAAAGGAATAAAAAACCATGGCTACAATCAAAGCAGGCGCAAATTTCCCCGCAGAAGTAGTAACAGAAATGTTTAACGCTGTCAGAGGTCATTCGGCACTCGCAAAACTGTCTGGGCAGAAACCGATGCCGTTCACGGGCATTACACAGTTTGTTTTTAATGCACAGGGCGAGGCGGCTCTCGTGGATGAGGGGGCAGCAAAACCCGCGGGCAATGCAGCAGCAACACCGAAGATTATCAAACCCGTTAAGTTCGTTTATCAGCAGAGAGTATCCGACGAATTCGTAAAATCGAGCGATGAAGTCAGGCTCAGATATCTCGAGGGATTCGCAGAGGGATTCGGACGCAAAATAGCGCGTTCGTTCGACATCGCGGCAATGCACGGTATCGAGCCGGCGACAAAAGCGGCCGCATCGTTTAAGACTACTAACAGTTTCGACGGCATGGTAACAAATGTCGAAACATATGCCGCCGCAACAGTGGACGAGAACATCGACGATGCTATCCAGAGCATCACAGACGGCAACGTATCGGGTATCGTGCTGTCACCGACTGCCGCCGCCGCTCTGTCCAAAATTAAGGCTAACGGCGTAACTCAGTTCCCGGAATTCAGATTCGGACAGAATCCGGACGCATTCTACGGCATGGCATCCGATGTTAACAGCACGCTTGAGGTACAGGGCACGGGCGTAACGGAAAAAGACCATGTACTCGTCGGAGATTTCGAGGGCGCGTTTAGATGGGGATATGCCGATGATATCAGGCTCGAGGTCATCGAGTACGGCGATCCCGATGGAGCAGGTCACGACCTGAAACAGTACAATGAAGTTCTGCTTAGAACAGAGGCGTACATCGGTTGGGGCATCCTCGACGCTAATGCATTCGCACTCGTCCAGGCATAAAAGAAAGTAGGTAACGCACATGAATAACAGTTTTGCAACGTTGGAGGATGTTATCGCGGTATCGGGCAGAACCTTTACCGTGGAAGAACAGAACCGAATCGAAACATTATTGCCCCTTGTATCCGCGTTGATACAGAACGAGGGCATGAAAGTTAATAAGGACATTACGGCGATGGTCGCGATCGATGACACGTACGCCAACGTTGTAAAACTCGTTACGTGCGATGTGGTCATTCGTGTTATGCGTCAATCGACAACGGGCGAGCCAATGTCGCAGGAATCGCAATCTGCACTCGGCTATTCATGGTCGGGTTCGTATGCGGTCCCGGGCGGTGGCGTAGCAATGTCATTGATGAATAACGAAAAAAAGATGCTTGGCATTAGGCAACAGAGATACGGTGCGATGGACACGTGGAAAGGCGAACACCATGAGCATGATTAAGGGTATAACGGTCACGCTATACGATACGGCCGTAGATAGCGTGGATCCATTCGGAGAACCGACATACACGGAAACGGCCGTGGATGTTTCGAATGTCCTCGTCGCCCCCGCATCGAATTCGGAGATATTGGATGCTACCAACCTATACGGAAAAAAGGCGGTGTACACTCTCGCGATTCCAAAAGGGGATACGCACGAATGGGAGAACCGCATTGTTGAATTTTTCGGTAAACGTTGGCGCGTGTTCGGGATCCCGACACAAGGCATCGAGGCTAATATCCCGTTAGACTGGAATAAGAAAGTGACGGTTGAGTTGTATGAGTAAAGTATTGTTCATGCTGAATGAAGAGGGCGTCGCGGATTTGATGAAATCGAGCGAGATGCAATCACTACTGGACCAATTAGGCGCGATGAAAGCGGCGCAAGCGGGTAACGGTTACAGTTATGCGGTCCATGTACACGAGAATCGTGCAGTCGCGAACATTTTTCCGAATGACGCAGAATCGGCGCACGACAATTACGAGAACAACACGTTACTAAAAATAATAGGTGGATAAGAATGGTATTGATAGAACAGATGATATACGAGCATCTTAATTATTGTTACGAGGCGGGCGATTTATCAGCACCCGCCTATTTAATGCGACCCGAAAACTTGCCCGCTAAATACGTATTGGTGGAAAAGACGGGCACGAGCGAAACGAACCATATCACATCCGCCACCATCGCGATCCAGTCAATAGCGAGTCGGCTATACGATGCGGCGGTGCTTAATTCCGAGGTCAAAAACTGTATGCGTGATTTTGTTGGTTTTGACGCTATCAGTAAATGCGAATGCACGAATGATTACAACTTTACAAACGTAGCTGCAAAGCAACCAAGATACCAGGCGGTGTTCGAGGTTGTTTTTTATGAAGAATAGAAAGGACGAGAGCAAATGGGCGTAACTAATGTAACAGCGGGAAAACCGAATGTATCGGGCGCAATCTATCATGGCCCGTTATCGGCTACTCTCCCGACAAGCACAAGCGATACACTCACGGGTTTTACTAAACTCGGTTACGTATCCGACGATGGTGTGGTCAACACGAATTCGCCCGATACGGATACGATAAAGGCTTGGGGCGGCGATACTGTCCTCGTAATCCAGAACGAGAAAACAGACGAATTCCAGTTGACACTTCTCGAAGTGCTCGACCCGAATGTGCTGAAAATAATTTATGGTGCCAACAACGTGACTGGTACACTCGACACGGGCGTAACAGTTGAAGCAACCACAGACGAACCCGACGAGGGCGCATGGGTCATCGATATGACATTGCGTAATGGCGTCGCTAAAAGAATCGTAATTCCCGACGGAAAAATATCCGAAATAGGTGATATCACATACAAGGATGACGAGGCGGTCGGATACGAAATCACCATCCAGGCGATGGCGGATGCGAACGGCACTACACATTATGAGTATTTGAAAGCAGCGTAAAACAGTATAGAGAGGTAACGGATATGGCAGATACGAAAACAATCAAAGGCAAAACAAAAAGCGGTTTTAAGTTCGAAGTCAGCGAAAAGACATTGGACAATATGGAGTTGGTCGACGCGATCGCGGAGGCCGAGGAAGACGGCGCGAAAATATCAAAAGTCGTTACCATATTGCTTGGTAAAGCGCAGAAATCGAAGTTGTACGACCATTTGCGCGATGACGATGGTATCGTATCGGTCGAATCCGTGGGCGATGAAATACTGGAAATCTTTGAGATACTCGGAGAACAGGGAAAAAACTGATTAGTCTAGCCGGGATGCTATCGGCAAACAGAACCGCGGTAATATGCGATTTCGCCGAAACGTACCACATATATGATATACGGGCGTTGCCCGCCCGATATGTGGCGACGCTTGCATCCGGGTTAGACGAATCGACACGAATCGGAAAACATATTTTAGGCACACGCGCGGATGTCCAGACCATATTGACGGCGAAATTACTCGATTGTTTCAACTTGTGGTTATGGGCGAACTCGAAAGACGGCGGAAAAGCCGCAAAACGCCCCGAATCGTACGCGGACGCGTTAGTAGTGGACAACGGCAAGGACGAGCCACAAGGATACGCGAGCGGGGCAGATTTCGACCGCGCGTGGGCAGAAATTCACAATAAAGGTAATTAACATGGCTACCGAACTTGGAAAAGCGTATGTACAAATAATACCAAGTGCAAAAGGGATAACGGGATCCATAACGAAAGTGCTATCGGGCGAATCCGTATCGGCGGGTACGAAATCGGGCGAGGAAGCATCTAAGGCGTTCGGGTCCCGCTTTTCGTCGTTGGGCGGTAAATTCATAAAAACGGGCGCGATCGCTACTGCAATGGCCGTGCCGTTAGTTGCGGGCATAAAAAAGGCGATGGCAGCGTACGAGGTCCAGGCGACAGCGGAAACGAAACTGACCGAGATATACAAAACCCGCATGGGCGTTGGTGGTAAAGCGGTCAAGTCCACATTGGATATGGCATCCGCATTACAAAAACAAGGCGTAATCGGTGACGAGGTCGCTATAAGCGGGTCGCAACAATTAGCGACATTCGCTAAGTATCCGAGCACCATCAACACGCTCATGCCCGCGATGAACAATCTATTAGCACAGCAGAAAGGCGTTAACGCGACCACGGACGATGCGGTAAATATCGGTAACTTAATGGGCAAAGTGTTAAACGGTCAGACGGGCGCGCTAAAGCGTGTTGGTATCTCGTTTAGCGAGGGTCAAGAGAAAGTGCTGAAATACGGCACCGAATCCGAAAAGGCGGCAATGTTAGCCGAGGTCATTACCCAGAATGTCGGTAACATGAATTCGGAACTTGCTAAAACACCCGCGGGCAAAATTCAGCAGCTTAAAAACTCGTTTGGTGACTTGTGGGAGGGCATCGGCGCGGCACTCGCTCCGGCGCTTGCTAAAGTCGCTACATTCCTATCGAACAATATCGTACCAGTATTAGAACGCATCGTAAACTTTATGGTCGCGCATCCGATAATCGGTAAAATTGTGGTCGGTATAACGGCGTTGCTCGCGGTGGGCGGCCCGTTGCTGATATTTGTCGGGACGCTTATGTCATCGATCGGTACCATCGTCGGAGGTTTAACCACAGTCGGTCCGTTATTGGCGGGTCTTCTCGGTCCGATAGCGTTGATCGTGGCGGCGGTCGCGGGTGCTATTGCGGTAGGCGTATTGCTTTATAAAAATTGGGATAAGGTCAAAGCGTGGCTGATAAAAACGTGGACGATGATATCCACACAAGCACGTGTGAAGTTTAACGCGGTAAAGAACGCTATTATAAAACCATTCCAGACTGCTAAGTCGAAAATCACATCGTTGGTTAATAGCATCAAAACGGGTGCGGTAAGTAAATTCAATTCGCTAAAGTCATCGGTGCAGAATATTTTCAACTCGATCAAGAGCAAAATGACGAGCCCGATAAACAAAGCAAAGACTAAAATCGCGTCGATAATGCAAGGCATTAAAAGCAAGTTCCCATTCAAAATCGGCGAGATAATCAGCCTTAAATTACCGCATATCAGTTTAAAAACAGCATCTAAAAAGGTGTTCGGAAAAACCATAACGTATCCAACGGGCTTTAATATCACGTGGGCGGCTAAAGGTTTGATAGCAAACTCACCACAGTTAATCGGTATCGGTGATGTCCGAGGCGGTGAAGCTGCCGTACCCCTGACGCCGTTCTGGAATAGGCTCGATACATGGGGCGATTCGCTCGTCAACGGTATGAATACGATAGCAAGTAATAACAATAACGGCGAACCGATAGAGATTACTCTGTACGCATTCCCGAATGGTCCACAGATGCAAAAGTGGGTAGTTAATACGTACGACACGGGCAAAAAGAGGTTAGGTTAATGAGCGATTATATTTATTTCAATAATACAGAAGCGTTACCGCGACCCGTCAGTTTTTCGCCCGATCGCGAGGATGTATACGCGGGTGAAATTACCACGTGCACGGGCAAATTGATAGCGGACCGCATCGGATGGAAATACGCTGATATCACATTAGAGTGGGCGGCGTTACCACAATCGGATGTGGAAAAACTGATAAACATTACCGATGTTGTACCGTTCACGTTCGGAGATGTGGACGGAGAGCACACGGAAAATGTAATCCGTAAAAAAGCGGTATCCATGAAAAACCGCAACACCATAAACGGCGTGGTCTATTGGCGGAATGTCAGTATAGAGTTAGTTTTTATCGATGTGCATAATTCATAATTTCGGGTGGTGCAGATGTCAACAATAAACGAACAGAACGCAAGACAAATTCGCGACCCGATGCAAATCGAAATATCGATGCAGGTCGGTTCGAGCGCGAAAATATCCAATTATACCGTACCGAGCACATACAAATCGTACGATAACACGCTCGGTAATGCTGAATACTCGATGCGGGTGCTCGCGGATCTTTCGGGTGATGGATTCCCGTTAGACGGAACGGCAGAACTATACGACCCAAACAAAACACCATCCGCGAACGATGGCAAATTGGGATTCCGTGGCAATGTCGGGCAGAACGTATCCGTAACCATCACGGCAACGAACAACCTATCATCGGTCAGCGTTAAAGCGAGCGGGATAACCTCGATAACGTGCAACGGCACAACGTATCCGGCAGTTGCTTTGAATGTCATCCCGATCGGGGCGCGTACGGCTACATTGGTATTCAATTGCGCGGACAACAACGAGCGTGTCGAAATCGATTATATCGTACCAGGCGTAGAGTTATATATCGACAATGACAACTTAGTACAATGTACGCTTGCGTTGCGGTCGAATCTCGATGTGGATAACCATAGTTGGGAGGAATCCGAAATCGAGATACAAGCATATTACCCGTACGATATATCCGATTCGTTCAAATACGTAATGGACGAATGGCCGATATTGTATAGTGCGGGATATGACGCGGATATGTCGGAGGTTAGGCGATTCTATTTGTCCGAACCCGTAACGATGGTGGATAACGTTATAACCATCAAAGGCGTGGACGCAAGCCACAAACTGGATAATTACACGATGCCCGAACAATGGTTAGAAGCACCCATAAACGGGCCAAAGCAAACCTATTACAATAAATTTGTAGACACGATAAAGCGATGCGGTATCCAGTTGCAACATGAACAAAAGTGGGCTGAGGCGTCCGGGGCGAAGTCGGTGACGTTGATAAACGAACAGACCGCGCGCGATTATGTTGCTAACGTTATGAACTTGACACTAAACCATGTTACTGACCGCGGAGTGTGGGGTGTCCAGTTCGTCGACGCGGGGATCCCGTCGGTTGAACATGGCGACGGTACCGTGTTCGGTAATATCTGGACTATCCGTAAATCGGATTGCGGCGAGTGGACAGAGAAAAGCGAACGCAACATAGCGACTATACGTAAACCGCAAGACCACGACCGGAAGTTTTACGAAACGTTTGTACGCATAGGTGTTTCGGGCGGTACTTGGTTCCCAACCAAAGTTCAGGACTACACCGATATAAAAGTCGGGGGGATCTACGGCGCACAGTTTTCAGATGGTGGCGTATTGTGGGGCAGATGGCCCCGCGTATATAGTCACGGCTATGACAACCCGAAAGTTGACTATACGATTATTTCGTCAACGCCGAGCGCGTGTACGTTCAAGGTAACGAAACTAACGAATCGGGTAACGGGTTGTGAATTGGATGTGTTAGGGTACAACCCGAGCGGTGGCGTTTCGTCGTTTAGCAATCCGAACGGTTTACCAGGCGTCACGATCGAGATGGAGCCAATGGACACCACATCGGACGAGGACGGGCGCATACTGAATTACGAAAGTTTATTTAATCGTTGTACCAATACCATCTCATTCACATTCAAAGGCGACCCGCGAATGCAACCGCTCGACTATATCAAACTGGTCGACGACACAACAGCGGTATCACCCGCAACGTGGTACAGAGTGACATCGATCGAACTCAACCACGAGGGCGGAGGCACGACGGCGAACATCGAGGCGAGAGAGTGGATAAGACCGTTATCGGCACCAGATTATTATGTACTGGCTGATGATTCGGGCAACGCTTTAGTAACTAACAACAATGAAAAACTTTTGGCTATTGCGGAAGGAGATTAAGCATGGCTGGAGAAGGAACAAAAAGAATAATTGAACTACCCGAAGCGACAACGGTCAGCAGCGGGGATTATTTCGCGATCGATAGCGCAACGGGCGGAACCAAAAAAGTCATGGCTGACAACGCTTTTAAGAACGTTGATGAACTCGCGGCAGAAGTGGCGACAGCTGAGAACACACTCGACGATATAACGACAGTCGGCTTTAATCTTTTCGACAAGGCGACAATCAAAGAAAAACGATACATCGCGAACAACGGCACCGAGCAATCGGGTAATGCGTTCTATCTGTCCGACTTCATACCTGTTGAGGCGGGCGCGCAGTATGTGATAAATAACGGCGTCGGCTCTTCTTCGACATATTTCACGACCATTTTTTATGACGCTGACAAGGTGTATAAATCGGGCTCGTATAATCCCTCAACGTCGGCTTATACGGTCACTATTCCGAGCGACATCGCCTATATGAGAGTGAACGGCGCACTCGCCAGACTCGACCTTCAGGCGGTCTATAAGAAAACGGGAGCGACAGCGGTCAATATTACATCAAATTATCAGCGCATCATCGACGGCAAAAACTCGGCAGGTGTATTTCTGCTTTCGTCTACCGATATGATGTACGACTACGATGCGGGGTCGCTGTCCAGCTTGGGAGATATGATCCTCGTCGCACCCGACAACAGATACAATCTCGGAAAGAGTTTGAACGTTGGGAAGGGCTCCTTGCTATGGTGGAACGGCGCAACGCGCACAATGTACGCGTCAAACAACTACGAACAGAGCAAAGACGTATATTTGATTGGAGTCCTCGCAAACAAGAAATTCGAAGGCCTTAAACAGTTTACCGCGATAGATTCTGTTTTCCCGATATTTACTCTGGACCTTATCAACAACAAATTGTATGTAGATGTTCAGGGACAGCAGGCACTCGTTGTCTACAACGGCACTTATTACCCCCTGCCCGTCGGAACGCATCAGGAACTCGACCTGCCGACTCACGGGCTTGTACTTTTCAATTATGTGACGAAGCAGTTCGAAGTAACATCGAATTATACATATTACTCGCTGAATAAGGGCGTGCCAGTTTTGATAAGATACTATCGAAATGTGTACTCGATCGCGGACTACGAAGTGCCATTTAAGGGTACGGCATTTAAAAACATAGTTTGTTACGGCGACAGTTTGACATGGTACAACGGGCAGGACTTCACTTGGGGTCCGCACGAGGGCGAAAGATGCATAGGCTTTGAAAGTTATGTGCTAAATTATTTGAATTGCCGCGATGTAATGAACAGAGGCGTGTCGGGCGAAACTACCCCGCAGATATGCACGAGGATAAGAAACGCGACAGATTATGCCGACTACGATGTCATAACCATCATGGGCGGAGACAACGACGACAGACTCCAAGTCAATGTCGGAACGCTTCAACCAGTGGGCGGCACTTTCGACACATCGACGGTCTACGGAGCGCTTCAGAGTGCGATAGAGTACGTTTACAACAATGTAAGCAAAACTATAAGGATCATTCTTATGACAGAGCCGATGGGATGGACATACCGAAACGGCACGATGAAAAGAGTATCGGAGCTTTACCCGAATGCTTACCGCAATGTGGCAAAACAGTACGGCCTGCCGTTAATCGACTTATGGAATGAATCAGGCATAAACGAGCTCAATCGCACCACGTACTACGCAGATCCGGCGCCCGAAGACAACAACCTCTATATGTACCACCCGAATAACGAGGGATGGAAACGGCTGTCACAGCTTATATGCGACGGCATTGCGAAATACGTTTAAGGCGGTGATCACATGGCATGGATAACACCCGTAACAGACCGAACAACCGGAGCGATGCACACGCTCCAGGACCAGAACAGGATCGCCGGGAACCTGGATTATTTAGCGACGGAACTAACAGCTCGTGAGCTTTACTCAGGCGGAACAATTCAGAAGACAACATACACCAGCAACGACTACATAACGACGGACGACTGGGCGGACATTCTAAACGTTTTGAACGGAATGCTTAACGCCCTGTCAATCGAAGGGGCAGGGCGGGCGACCAATCTCATGACCTACGACAACATGAACACGGTCGAAGAACTGACGCTCCAGATCTACGAGAGGCTCGAGCTTTTACGGTCGCAGGCAAACAACAACCATTATGCGAATGATTCGATTTATCCGGAGGGAGACGGCTCGATCTATTCGGCCGGCATTGCGGTATAGGAAGGAGAAACAACGATGGCTTTTATTGATAGAGTAGTTGAGCACCCGGGACGATATAAATTGACCGACGTAAGCACGGGGAACGAGCTCGGAACGTTCGACCTGGAGCGCGCAGAAGGTGAAGTAATAGAGCCCGGCACGCTTTTGAACGCTAACAATCTGAACAATCCCGACATCTCGTCGCTCTCGATCGGCGGCGAATCGATCGCGGACTGGGTGATAGAACAAGGAACGGATAACAGTTGGAATTACAAAAAGTGGCACAGCGGAAAGTATGAGGCGTGGAGATACTATCAGGCCAATTCATTGGTCATAACTACTGCAAGCGCAGGAACGTATTACGGCGGCGAAAAAAATATTCCTTTTCCGTCATTCCATCAGTCGCTTGAGTCATGCACCTATGGCAGCACAAAGTCACAGAGTTCTGGCGTTTTCATCTATGGCACCGAGGCAAGTGGTAGTAATTTGATAGTTCATTATCGTGCGCATGCGTCGATCAACAACGCTGTATGCGGCGGATTCTTCTATATTCACGGAACATACTAAGGCGGTGATTTAATGAGTAAATATCCATACAGAAAAGCGTCGCAGGCGGTCACGTTCAAAGCGTACGTGGTCAAGTACCCGACAGCATAAGGAGGCGTGATAATATGGCAATTCTAAAACCATCGTTTTATAAACAGACCGATTCAAGGTGGGCACGAAAAGGGTGGAATACTACCGACGGCGGATGGTCCTCGGTCGGTCCTGCCGGATGCGGATCCACATCGGTTGCGAACGTGGTAAACGCACTCATCCGACCGATTACGCCCGATGTTGTATTTAAGTATGCGTGTAAACACGGGTACCAAACGGGGAATAGCGGATTGTATAGGTACGCGATCCCGAAAATGTTAGAACATTACGGCGTTAAAACCATCGAAATCGTACCGCATAATTCGGACGGTAAAAAGCGATTGAAAGCGTATCTCCGTAAAAACTATTGGGCAATCGCGATAATGGGCCCGGGAATCTGGACACGTGGCGGTCATTACATAACAGCGTATTATGTAGATTCGAACGGCAACGTGTATATATCTGACCCCGCATCGAGCGCAGAATATCGGCACAAGAACAAATATTCGCTATTCTGGGAACAGCAAAAGGATGTGGCATGGTGCATTGTCGACCCGAAATCGTATAAGCGGTCCGGAACCAAAGACAAATCGAGCAAAACGAAATCATACACGTTATACACGAATAACGCTCATGCCAACATCAGAGCCAACCGCACTACCAATTCAAAACTGGTTGCGACGCTGTCCAGGAACAAAGCGTTAAAAGTCAAATCATTATCCAATGGTTGGTGGCAGATCGCGAGCGGGAAATATAAAGGCAAATACATAAACGAATCCAACCTATCGAAATACCGTACCGAAACGATCGTATACAAGGCCATGTACACCATGAACGTACGCGACGGATACACCACGCATTCGGATATCGTCGGCAAAGTCGAAAAGGGTCGCGCGATAAAATCCACTAAACAGCGTGGGCGGTGGGCGTATATCCCGTCTAAAAAAGGTTGGGTTTGTATCAAAGATGATAACACTACATATCTAAAGGAAGTATAAAGGTAATCCAATGTCGAGCGCACTAATATCGGCAGCGGCCGCGATCGCGGTCTGTTTGCTAAATAATTACTTTATGGAAAAACGACGGCTCGAGCAATCCAATACCGATATTGAAGTGCTCAAAGCGACAATAGCGTCGGAATTAAAAACGCTAACGAAATCAGTCGAAAAACACAACCAAGTCATAGAGCGAGTATATGACCTCGAAACCCGAATGGATCTTAACGAGGAACGACAGAAAGTGGCGAACCATCGCATAGATGACTTGGAGAAAAGCGTATAAAAGAAAGGTATATGAAATGAGCAAAAAGAAAATGAACGGACGAGCACAAGCCATCACAAGGCTGATTATAACGGCCGTGTTATTTATCAATGCGATACTGACAGCGAAAGGCGTCAATCCGATACCGCTCGACGAATCCGCGGTCGGTGAAGTCGTTTCGATGTTGGCTCTCGCAGTATCCACATTGTGGTCGTGGTGGAAAAACAATAACATCACGGATACCGCGTTATATTGGCAGCGGCGTAAAAACGAAGCGATGTGGAAATAACACGATACTATTGCATTAGTGCATTAGTATATATCCAATCCCTCTTAATTCATACCTCACAAGGCAAAGGCACCCCGAATCGATAATGGTTCGGGGCGTTTTTGTTGTGTTTTAGTGACTTAACACTACTATTTATCAAATTACGGGCGTTTTGGTATGTATCGCAGTATTTCAGCGTTAAGCCTATAAAGATAACGACCCATCTGATAAAAGTCGCTTAAAACTTAAATTAGAGGGTCGATTTTGATGGAGATGATACTAAATTTGAATATACGACTATTATATCGCAAATCACCAGTACATTCTATACTCGACACGAACGGACCACGTTTTTTCACCGTTCATTTTCATTTTTTCCGCAACACGCCCGACAAATTTCGTGTGCGGTCTGAATTTTCCTTTTATGTAATCGTAAACGCCCGGTCCGAGCGTACCAATGTCCATGCCCGTGTTCGGGTCGATCGCGACCATGTACGGGTTGCCGTTCCATTCGATCTCGACCATAGCGAGGGGCGAACCGACTTTAAGTTTTCTAATAATGGATTGCTTGTCTTTTGTCGGGTCTAACATACAAGCATATTGAGAGCCAAGTAATAAATTACTGAATACTTTTTTACCTTGTGCCGAATCGAAATCGGGCAGCTTGAAGTCCTGCATATAAATATCTCCTTTAAAAATTTCGCGTGAAAGATTGTAATTTTCATTTCAAAGTGTATACTGTCAGTAATGGCAAGTCAATACGGACCTAATCAACCCGTATTGATGTTTAAGGAGAATGTTTTATAAATCTTATGCGGAACTATTCCGAAAATTATGAGTAGCGGAATAGTATAAACTGAATACAAACGGTAACTATCGCATAAGATTAAAACATTGTGTAACACAAAGGAGAGAATCTTATGCGAAACAAATCTATCATCCAAGTCGGCGTAGTCGCGTCGGCTGACCCAAACCAATTTGAAGAACAATTGAATAGCAGATTACGCGAACTTGCGGATTATAACCCGACGATAACCAGTCGTGATATGACTGACGGGATATATCGGGTAATGTTTGAGTGGACCGAGAACGAAACGACGGCGGAACTGTTTAGCGTTAAAGATGAATTTAACGCGGACGGTATCCGCTTTATTTGTGCTGAATGTCCATTGCACGATATCGAAACGGATAAACGCCGTAAAAGAATTTCATGCAAATATGCGGACAACGGCGTTACGCATCTGGACCATGAATGTTGTGAGTATTTTTATAAGCTACTTAAACAGAACCGAATCGAGCCGATCGTGCCCGAACCCGATGCACCGGGATTGAATAAGGTTAGAGGTACAGTCAGATGATTAAAGAACTGATATTAGGTATTTCGATGCTGACCAATATCGCGATGGCCGACATCGACCACATGCCAATAAATCTCGGAGAGTATCGGATAACAACATACGATGTGTGTTGCAACGAGCCACACGGCAGACAATCGGCAAGCGGTAAAACGCTTAGATACGGTGATGTCGCTATGAACGATGTACCATTCGGCACGAAGATAAGCATTGGCGGCGAGATATTCACAGTCGTGGACAGATGCGGAGTGGATAACACCGTGGACATATTTATCGAAAACGATACGGGTGTTTGTCAATGCGACACGCTCGATTACAAGGAGGTGTACATAGTCAAATGAAAAAATACAGACTGAACGCGGATAGAAAAATGATATATAAGGAAATATTTATTTTTACGATGATTATTCTAATCGGTGGCATCGCTACAACGTATTTGGAGTTTTAAAAACAGAAAGGAAAAGAACCATGTGTGAAAAGAAAAAATATGTATGCCTTGAGTGCGGTGCCGAATTCGATGAACTCAAAATGATTCGTGAAGATCATGGTGAAGATTTTGGACATTGCCCGAACTGTTTGGGCCTAACGTGGACGGATTCGGACAACCTGGAATGTGAAGTGTGTGGCGGAATCACGCGCGGAATTGAACAGATATTCTGCGAGGATTGCAAAGCCACAATTAAACGTGTGATGAGCGAAGCGGTAACAAAGATGGCACACGAATTCGATTTCACGTTCGAAACGGCCACAAAAGAGATCCGTGAAGTGGTTAACGGTCGCAGAATCGAAGATGCGTATGAAGCGAGAATCGGAACGATTATCACAAATGAATTGATAGATTTTGCGATGATCCGCAATGCATCTATCGCGGAATCGTTCGATATCGCGGATGCGTGGGTTAACGAATCGGCCTATCTGAAAAGGGGGTGAACCGAATGGCTAAATACATAAAGTTGTCCGATGCGGTGGACAAGTTCATTGAAACAAATGCCCGCAGCTTCAATACGGATCAGATAGTGTATCTGTTGAATCGGGTGCCAAGTAGGGAACTAACCATAGGCAAGTGGAAAATGCGAACCATTGAATGTTCAAGAGAAAATTACGACATTGTATATGTTTGTTCGGAATGTGGCTATAAAACAAATTATGGTTATGCACGTTGTTGTCCAAAATGCAATGCGGTAATGATGGGATGCGAGAACGAATGACGAAAGAAGAAGCAAGAGAAGAATTGATAACGTTTATCGGAACGTTTGAATGTCCTTCTTTGGAGGCGGTTGAAATAGCAATCGAAGCCCTCAAAGCACAGGACAGACCTATCATCTGTCCGAGGTGCGGTAGGACGTTCGCAGAAAGTGAGGGAAGAGACTAATGGACAGCGTAACAAGATGTCCCGCAAGGAGCGTTAAAGAAGAGCACAACTGCGGTAACTGCCAATGGCATCAGATAGCCGAACCGACAACGAACGAATGGGAATGCACCAATGAAGATTCGGACGATTGCGGATATATAACACCGTATAAGCATTGGTGCGAAGATTTTGAAGAAAGGATGTGAACGAAGAATGATACCGCTTTTTATAATTGTTACTCTTAATGGCACAAATACCGAAGTCGCAGTGAATGTTGAACAGATACAAGTTATCGTTCCACATAATGATGGTAGTAAAATTTGGTTCAACTTTGATTCTGATGATGCATGGCTTTATGTCAAAGAATCATTTAAAGCCATCACGGAAACTATCGACCATTGGTCTAAAGAACAGATTAAAGAATTAAGAAAGGATAATAACAATGGCAGAGCATAGAAGAATAGAAGAAACATTCGATAACAAGTATCTTGGCGAATGGGATCTACCCGATGATGGGCGCGATATGGTCGTGCAGATTAAAGATGTAGTCCATGAGATGGTGCAATCTGCGAATGGTGGAGCATCGGAAAAACCCGTTATCTATTTCGAAAACGGTATAAAACCGATGGTATTGGGCGCAAAGGTGAATAAGCTAGCCATCAAAAAAGCGCTTGGCACTTCTTATGAAGATGAATGGGTCGGACGCAAAATTCAACTTTATCGTGAATTCGGTACATGGTTCGGTGAATCACGTTACGCAATCCGTATCAGAGATTTTGAACCACAAGTATAAAAGGGTACTTAAGGGTACTTAAGGGTACTTAAAGGTACTTAAGAGGTAAGACAAATGGAAATAAACAAGGACAATTATTTTAGCCCAGAAGCATCAACCATGTTTTTCGGGGCATCACAATTCAAAGCGTTTCAGGCTTGCGAAGCATCCGCATTGATGGAGATCGTGGGCGAATACCATCGGGATCCGTCACCATCGCAGCTTGTCGGCTCTTATGTGGATGCATATTTTTCGGATGAATTGCCGGAATTTACAACCGAGCATCCCGAAATATTCACGAAGAAAGGCGAACTAAAGGCAGATTTTAGAAAGGCCGATACGATCATCGATAGAATTGAACGTGATGCCATGTTCTCGCAGTTCCTGGACGGTGAGCATCAAAGAATCATGGTTGGCGAGATATTCGGGTATCCGTTCAAGATTAAAATCGATTCGTATTTCCCGAACGAAAAAATCGTGGATCTGAAAGTAATGAAAGATATGAAACCCGTGTACAAGAACGGTGAATGGAAAACATTTGTCGATGCGTGGGGATACGACATTCAAGGGTTTATTTATCAAAAGGTTGTCGAATACGCAACGGGCCAAAAGCTACCGTTTTACTTGGCGGTAGCGACAAAGGAACCGCATACCGATATCGGGATAATTCAAATCCCACAATGGCGGTTGGATTCGGTCGGTAACATTGTTGAACATTATCTGCCGAGATTCGATGCCATCAAGAAAGGCGAGATCATGCCGAACCGTTGCGAAAGATGCGGATATTGCCGTGATACAAAAGTATTGCATTCTGTTATTGCTTACGAAGATTTATTAGAAAGGGAATAAAAAATGCTGAATATCAATTTGAACGATGTTGAATCTGCGAAGAATGGAAACGGAAACAACACAAAACCATCTGCGGGCGGTTATGTCGCAAAGATTATCGATGTCACAAACAAGGAAACATTCCAGGGATTAGTTGTTGATTTGGATATCGACGAAGGTGAATGGCATGGATACTATCGCAACTTAAATGCCGAATTCGGTTTTTGGGCGTTGTCCGATTTCAAGTCATATAAGACAAAAGCACTTGGCTATTTTAAAGACTTCATTGAATGCATTGAAGCATCTAACGAGGGATACAAGTGGGATAACGATGAAACAAAGCTGATAGGTAAGATCGTGGGCATTGTTCTGTACTACGAAGAATATATCGGCAACGATGGCAAAATCAAACAACGTGCGAAGATCTCCGAATACATGCCCGCGCGACAGGTGTTCAAGCCTGATTCGTACACGGTGCCGGAATTAAAGAAGATAGACAAACCGCAAGCCTCATCGGTTGCAGGAGTTGTTAACACTGTAGCGCCGCAGACCAACACGGGGTTTGTACCAGTAGCGGATGACGATGATATTCCACTTTAATCAATAGTAGTATAGGGGTTTTGGCAAATGATAATAATCGAAGATACAAGACAACAAACGAATAAACACAATGCCAAACATAAAGCCTTTACCGATGCGGGCGATAGGGTTTTCAGATGCAAATTGATTGTTGGCGATTACTGCATCGCTCCATCGGTATCGGTGGATACCAAGCAAGATATCAAAGAAATCGCATCTAATATGTGCGGATCCATAGCAGAAAAGCAACGGTTTACCCGTGAATGCAAAATCGCAAACGAAATCGGATGCAAGTTGGTATTTCTCATTGAGGATAACAAATACAAATGCATCGATGATTTGTACGGTAAAAAGATATGGATGCATTCGAAATCGGTTGTTCAGGGTGATCAATTAGCACTTGCGATGATAACCATGCAGAACCGTTACGGAGTCGAATTCCAATTTTGTTCACCGAACGAAACGGCAGACCGCATCAAAAAGATACTGACGAACGAAAAGGGCGGTGAAACAGATGGCGAATGATTCCATGATGCAAGCTGCACTTGAATTAGCAGAACACGGCCTTGCGGTTTTCCCATTGGCTCCGCGCGATAAGTTCCCGATATATAACGGTGGGTACAAGATCGCCACTACGGATCCCGTTAAAATCGGTAGTTGGTGGCGTAAAAATCCCGATGCCAATATCGGAATCGCTACGGGTAAAATGTCGGGCGGTGTATTCGCTATTGATTTGGATGTTGACGAGAACAAGGGCATAAACGGATACGATACCATTTTGGATTGGCAGCGAGAAAATGACGAATTGCCTGATACTGCGGGAACCATTACGGGTCGTGGCGGGTACCATTGGTTGTATCGCTCCAATTCGCCTATCAAAACCCGTGCGGGCATTCTTCCGGGAATAGATATTCGTGGTGACGGTGGTTATATTGTCGCACCACCGAGCATACACCCGAACGGTAATGCGTATGAATGGGAACAATCCATCGATGAATTTGGCATCGCATCTGCGAATGAAACGGTTATGGCTTTTCTCGCGGTGGGCCAAAGCGGTGATGCGGAATCATTCACGGTGCCGGACACAATACCGTCAGGCATGAGGAACGACACGTTATATCGGATGGCATGTTCGATGCAAGCAAAAGCGTTTTCAGACGATGCAATAAAAGCAGCTGTACGCATGGAAAACGAAAATAGATGCAATCCACTGTTGAGTGATTCCGAATTAGAAAAGATATTCGAATCGGCGTTATCTTTTCCAAAAGGTTCGGCCCGTTCACGTTCGATTAGTGGCCCTGCATCTACAACGATATCTGATTTTTCTATCGATGGGATGCTTGCGAAAACGAAAACCAACAAAAAGGATTCGAACGGCAATCCGATATATAAGAACAAGCAGACGATCGGAAACATGGTAACGGTCATGCGTCACGATCCAATCATCGCAGGCAAGATTCGTTTTGATATCATCGCTCATGCACCGAAGTATTTTGGGCAGCTTACTTGGCGAAAAGACGGTGACACGCTCGGAGAATGGACAGATTTTGACGATGCGAACATGCTTGACTACCTGGAATCGCATTACGAACTAAAAGGCAATGATACTTACCAACGGGCATTTGAAATCGTTTCAAAAGAGAACACGTTCAATCCGATCGTGGATTATCTTGAAGCGTTGCCCGAATGGGATGGTATCGAACGGATAAAGCATCTATTGCCGGATTATCTTGGCGCAGATGAAAGCGAATATACGTTTGAGGTAATGAAACTTGTGATGCTCGGTGCATTGTCGCGCGTTTACCATGCAGGATGCAAATTTGACTATATGCTTGTATTGGTTGGCGATCAGGGCATCGGTAAATCGGGTTTTCTGCGGAAACTTGCCATCAATGATATATGGTTCGATGACAACTTGAATACCGTTGACGGAAAAGAAGCGGTCGAACGTTTGCGGGGTAAATGGATATTGGAGTTAGCCGAACTGATGGCATTGAAACGGCAAAAGGATGTGGAAACGGTAAAAGCATTTATCACAACGCAATCTGATTCATACCGTGAACCGTACGCAAGGAGAACAACGGACAGAAAGCGAACGTGCATATTTGCAGCGACAACAAACGACTTTTCATTTCTTACCGATAGGACGGGCAATCGCAGATTCCTACCAATCGAAGTAAACAAGGAAAGACAGACTAAAAAGTTGATGGGCAGCGAAACTGTTGAGCGTGAAGCACGTGATTATTTTCTGAAAGCGTGGGCCGAAGCATTGCACTATTTCCGTGAAGCAAACATGCATCCCGAATTAGTATTGCCGGAAAAGATGCAGAAAGAAGCATTAAAACGGCAGATGGTCTTTCTGGAAGAAGATCCGCAAACGGGAATCATTCAGAATTGGTTAGATCAAACTGTAATGAAGCGTGTATGCGTCATGGATTTATGGCAAAAGGCATTGGGCGAGGACGGCAGACCGAAACGGGCCGAATCAAACAGAATGCATTCGCTGATGCGGAACGAAATCAAAGGTTGGCATTCAATCGGCCGTGCGGGGTCGGATGAATTCGGAAAGCAGATATGTTATGAACGGGATGAACTCCATTGGGAGACCGTGGACGAGGACGATAATTTTTGAGGAAAAGGAACTAATATTGATGTTAGTTCCATGTTAGTTCCAATGTTAGTTCCACAAGAATCGTTGAAATTTCAACGTTTATACCCTATAAGGAACTAATATACTAAGATTTTACTCAAAAAAAGTATTTTAAAAATATATATAGATATATATATTTAAAAGTTTTTTTAAAAAATTGATTATTAGTTCCTCGCACCCGTCAACCCATTGGAATTTCAACGAAAAATAGCGGAACTAATATTTTCAAAAGTTAGTTCCACTAGTTCCATCAGTAAGTGAGGACGATAAATGTATACGAAAACAAGAAAGTGTAAATTATGCGGTGCGATCTTTACGGATACAAGCTCATCAACAAAGGGCCGTGAGTATTGTTCTGATAAATGTCTTAAGACGGCAGAACAGATTCAAACATATCAGTCGCACCGAGAAGCAAGAGAACGTGAATTCGCTCGGAAAGAAATGGCAAAGATAGAGAAAGGCAAGTTGGATGAGATGCTAGACCAGGCGCGAGAAATGGGCATCAGCTACAGTGAATTCAAGAAGATGAAAGCATTGGAAAGGGCAAAGGGAAAAATGATAACGGAAACGATACTTGAAAAGAACGTGGACGGTATGTGGTACCCGTATGGCAAATACGATGTAACAACGTTGCGAGGTGTTAGGCAATTAGCATCCGCGGTGGCTATGCTTGCGGATGATTATAAACTGCGGATATCGTCATTTGAGCATGGTGAATATGAATTCGAGGAAATATACAAAGCGTAAGGGGTGAATGAAATGTCAGATGAATATAAATGTAATACATGTTATTACGAAGATATAAGTATAATCGCAGAACCATGTAGATCATGCAGGTTTACAAGTTCGAATAATCCCGGATGGAAATGGTGCGCAAAGTCAGATGCGAATGAGAATAAATGCAAAGACGATGCCGTCATGCATCCGGCACATTATACAAGTGGAACGATCGAAACGATTGATTATATCCGAGATAAACTAACATGCGAACAGTTTATTGGTTATTGCATCGGGAACGCTATGAAATATATTAGCAGATTCGATAAAAAGGGTAAGCCGATAGAAGATTTGAAGAAAGCAACGGTGTATATCAATTGGGCGATAGAAAGGATGGTTGACGATGCTGAAACGGAATAAACGCATATACATAGCGGGAAAAATGAACGGCCTGAATCGAAAAGAATGGATGCGCAATTTCGCTAATGCCGAATTGACATTGGTTCGGGATCTTCATTACCATCCTGAAACGATTATAAATCCCGCTCGGCTTGCATGTTTGTTTCCGAATCTGCCCGATAAGGTTTATGCCCGCGTTGATATGGATTTGTTGGATGCTTGCGATGCAATATACCTGCAATCGAATTGGATGGATAGTCCAGGAGCGAAAAAAGAATATCTATTTGCAAGGGCGAACGGAAAAGAAATAATCTTTGAATCAAAGGTGAAAAAGGATGGACGCTAAAGAATTCTTAAATCGTTATCACAACGAATATAAAAAACTGATACGGCTACGTGCTGAAATGGACGCGGTATGGTCCGCGCTACAGGTGGCGAACAATGACGGGATGCCAAAGCAAGTCGGCGTATCCGATCGGGTCGGAAACGTAGCTGCCGAACTCGCGGACCTGCGAACGGTGTACGAGGTGCAAGCCGACACGCTCGGAATCGTACGTAACGAAACGATGGCGGTGATAGACTGCATAAGCGACCCGATACAGTCGGCGCTACTCATACGTAGATATATCGCGCTTGAAACGTGGTCGAAGATAGCAGAATGCTTGCATATATCCGAACCGTATGCACGTGGAGAACTGCACCGTGCATCGATCGAGAGCGTCCAGAACATATTAGACGAAAGGTTCTATAAACAATGATATTATATTTTATTCTCGCGTGGATTCTGGTATCGATAGACGCGCCCCGCCCGATATGGTTCGTGTGGGGTATCGGTCTGATAGTGGAGTTGTTAGTCGCCATATTCAGCGACAAATAGCGCATAACTGTATCCAACATTCAAAACATGATACAAAATGAGCGCAATAATACATACCGAGCGCGCATGTTGTGTGGTAATATACAATCGCATAAGAAGATGAAAGGTAATGTACTTGCCATTCTCACTCCTATCACATAACCTTGAATACTTCAGAAAACAGTTTTGGCATGGATAGATTGTAGAGCATTTTGGCCATACTTTTCATTTTTGGCTCCTTTAACCAGTGAAGATTCGGAAAGCAGGACGGACACCCCGTTCTGTTTTTCGTTATACGGGTAAACAACATGGCTGAACGAAGAGCGGATCGCGTCGGAGCGCATCGCGTACAATTTGAAAAGAATAGGAAAAAGATAATCGCGTCGCAAGATGTTTGTGGTATTTGCGGTAAACCCGTGGACAAAACATTACGCCCCCCACATCCTTTATCCCCCACGGTCGACCATATCATCCCCGTTTCGCGTGGTGGTCATCCGAGCGACATCAGCAATTTACAATTAGCGCATAGATGTTGCAACAGAGAGAAGTCGAACAAGATGATTAAACCAGTCGAGGCGGACCCGGCACACACCATCAGCAATCGGGACTTGCCACAGACTTTCGAATGGAAAACATATAAAGCAAATGGGGCGACGTAGGGACAAAAATATTTTTTAAAAAAATTTTTAAAAAATTTTGACGGGGGCATACCTCCCTCGAACACGCACGCCGACA